GCTGAGGAGTCGATTGAAAAATTACGCTTTAATTTCACTAAGTAGAAATATTTTTATATCTTTGTATCGCGATTCAGTTATGAAAACATTTAAAAATCCCATATTAGTCACATTGCCTATCTGCAACTTCGCAGGACTGGATCGCCCTTGTGATTGGTATGGGTATTTTAATATGGAAAATCAAGAAGAAATTTGGAAAGATGTAGTTGGTTATGAAGGGTTATATCAGGTTAGTAATCTTGGTAGGGTTTGGAGATACGAGAGACAGGTGAGGAGAGGATACTGTCTGGCCACAATGAAAGCTAGGCTAAAGGTTCAGCAAATAGCGACTACTGGATACTGGACCGTAAATCTAACCGACAACAACGGAAAATTCATGGTGCACCGGGTGCACAGACTTGTCGCAATCGCGTTTATTCCTAATCCGAAAAATAAACCATGCGTTAATCACATAGATAGCAATAGACTTAATCCCTACGCGTCTAATTTAGAATGGGCCACTAAGTCAGAGGATTGTATTCACGCATATAGAGTTGGGGGAAGGGTATCGTCAGGGAAGGGTAAGCTAGGAGAATTTAGCTTTGCGCGAAAGATTGTAGAACAGAGAGATTTAAAAGGAGAATTAATCAACACCTTTGATTGCATAAGATACGCTACGGAAAACACTGGAATATTAGGAACGAGTATATCGAACTGCACACACGGAAGGTCGGAAATGGCTGGTGGATTTATCTGGAAGTTAACAACTAAAAATAATTAAATTGAAAATAATTGACGCGTACATCAAAGTTTTTGAGGATCCTGACGACGAGAAGCCTAGTTCAGATTGTTTATGCAAGGTAATAACCATCTGTCAGGAAACATTTTCTCAGGGCTCAGGAGAATACGCTACATCGGAACAGTATATGGTAGCATACATTTTTAATCCTATTAACGGGGAAGTACAGGACGTTAAATTAAAAGACATTGTAATAAACAGTTACGAAGATGACAAAATTAAAGAACCTTCTCATACTTTGTCTCCGTTGCGAGTCGAAGCAGAAGGAACAAACGACTAAGGCTGGTATCATTATTCCACTAGGAATGAGTAGTAAATCGAACCTGCCAATCAGGGCAGTAGTAAAAGAAATCGGCGGAGGACTTCCTAGTATTCCAATGGAAGTTGAAATTGGTGATATCGTGATTTACAAGCATGATGTAATCATAACCAAAGTTGACGGCATGGACTTAGTTGCTCAAAACGATTTAATTTTGGTAGAGGATGAGGAATGAAATCAGCGTCAATGGGCTAGGTCGTCCTGTAATGAACAAGTGCCTGATCAAAATCAAGGACACGTTTGACGAGATGCAGACCAAATCTGGAATTACAATCAAGAGTTCAATTCATGAAGGTGCGTGGTCGGACAGTACTGGTCACAACGTATCCGATTTTATTCCGCGTCACGGAGAAGTTGTCAGATTACCAAGGCTGATCAGCAGATACGGATTCGATTACGATACTGAAAATGAACTTGAAATTGGCGATACCGTATTCTGGAATTTAACCGTCTGTATGGATATGCAGATACTTGTATGTGACGGAGAGAAATACGCTTTAATTGATTATCATGGCATTTTGATCAGGGTTAGGAATGGTGTAATAACGCCGATTAACGGATATGTACTTTTATCTCCGGTATCAAAAACAGTTACTGCATTATCGTATTCAAAGACTCAGGAAATTACTGATATATGGAAAATTAAACAGCTACCCGATAAAGATGCGGTATCTACAATTCCACGAAGAAACACAACTACTCCGTGGGAAGCAGGAGATCAGGTTAAAATCATGGTAGGAATGAGTCCGTATAAGATTGAGGGGGACTTGAATAAAGTGCTGGAAGAAGACTTATATGCAGTTCCAAGATTTATGGTGCTCTGCACTGTTGAGTAAGCCTTGAATTGCAAATCCAAGCAAGGGTGCCTATATATCGGGTGCCCTTTTTATTTTAAGGTCGACCCCCCTCCGCTACCCTGCCTTGCGCGATTGCGTGATCTATTTTCAAGCACGAGCGTGTGATTTTTTGTATGTGATAAGTCACCGGCTTTATGAGTTAATCCTCTTTTATGCCTAGCAATAGCGAGTAACGACCGATATTTCTTGCGCTCCGGGGTAGACTCGTACTTCAGGTCATAATATAATTTCTTTTTTCTGGCTTCAGGATGATTATGATAATAAATAGCTGTCTTCTTTAACGGCATAATCGTAAATTTTAATTACCAAAGATAAAAATAATTCAATGTATTCGCAGTTCACCTAAAAAATTGTAAGTTTATCGAATAAAACTTACGACATGACCGCACTAGAACAGATGTTGGTATCATCAAGACTGCCTCTTAATGCCAAGCTGTCAAATGTCAGGCAGGGGGACTATGGCTTTGTCATCGAATCTATACCGGAATACCTATTAAGGGTACTTACATATAATAGGCCGATTGGGGTTGATATTACCATCGTTTCCCCGACGGGTACAATATCATTTCAGGATTGTATTGCAGGATTTTCTACACGAACATTTACTAAATATAGATTTACGGGTGGCATAGAAGACGCTGATTTTGTTCAATATTCCAGCGACGTGACTGCACATGAAGCCGCTTACGATCACACCCATATTGCTCACGGGGAAACTGCATACGGCTGGGGCGATCATTCACTTGTAGGTTACGTAACTGGTACGCCTTGGACTGGCGCAGGATATGAAGTCGCATCTAATAAGGTGACTTCCATATCAAGCGGTTCGACTGACACTCAATACGGAAGTGCAAAACTACTATACGATCAGCTTCAATTAAAAGTAAATACAGTTTCGGGAAGTTCACTTGTTGCGGATACTGAAATTGCTAAAATACATACTCAGAATACCGATACCCAGATAGCAAACGGATTGCATGTAGTTAGTTTGGATTCAGGTGGTACACTTCATGTTGAAAATATATCCCAAGTAGGGGTAAGTTATGTCACTCATGCTGAACAGGTCTACACAACAAAAGATCAAATAATACTTAGAGATGGAGCTGTATCTGGACTTGCGCCAGGACAATACGCAGGAATTCTGGCAAAACTATACGATGGTACGAATGATGGTAACCTTGTATTTGATAAAGACGGATATGCAAGAGTAGGGGATGTTGGCTCACTTTTAAAGATTGCTACAATCGAGGAAACGCCTACTAATGGGAAGTTTACTTATTACGATTCAGCAACATTATCCCTGAAAACAAAAGTAATAGCAACATCTGATTTACCAATGGGAAGTACAACAGGAACAGTCTTGGAAGGAAGAACTTTTGGTACTGCGGCTGCAAGTGCAACTACCGATTTTGATTCAAGTGGTGCGGCTGCAAGTGCTGTATCTGGACATGAATCTACATATAATCATTCTAATTACAATACCGCTTATGGATGGGGTAATTGGGCATCAAACTTTGGAATTACAACAGGCAAGATAACTCAAGGCGACGACAGTAGGCTGTCAGATGCAAGAACTCCCGTTTCACATACACATGGAAATATAACTAATGCAGGCTACTTAGGGACAACGATTTCTATACCATTAATAACTGGTACAGCAGGTATAATACAGGCAGGTTCATTCGGAACCACTTCTGGTACATTTACGCAAGGTAATGATTCAAGATTAAGTGACGCAAGGACACCTACAGCACACGCATTAATTAACACCACAGGACATACTGTAAGTGGTCTAACCACAGGATATTTCCTTAAGGCAACGGGCGCAACTACTTATGCTTTCGGTGCACATGGATTAAGTTATAGTAATGTTGGTGCTGCACCTGCAAGTGGTTCTGCTAATTACATTCAAAATGGTACTTCTACACAGCCTGCTAATTCAACTATAAGCGGAACAGCAAAGGCTAATGTTCTACAATCCACAGTTGCAACAGGTACTAGCCCTTTGACTGTGGCAAGTACTACTCTTAATACAAATCTTAATGCTGATTTATTAGATGGTCAGCATGGTAGTTATTATCAACCATTACTAACCAATCCCATCACAGGCACAGGCACATCAGGTTACATACCAAAATTTACAGATGCAAGTGGGTTGGGAAATAGTCCTATTTATACGGATGGAACCAACGTCGGCATCGGGACGATGGATGCTTGGGCGAAATTGCAGGTTGTTGGTTCAGGTGGTACAGCACAAAGTATTCTTATTGATAACAGAGAAATTAAATTTAGGGGTGATGCAATTGCACATTATTCTATTTTCGCAAATAGGGTTTCTGAAGCATTAACAATTGATAATACTAGTAATTCAGCTGTTCCCGGTGTTGGAGGGTTAGTGAGTAATCTTGCGACATTTTTAGCGAGCGGCAACGTCGGCATCGGTTACTCCTCAGGAACTGAAATATACAACAATAAACTTGCTGTTAATGGTAGTGGGTATTTTAATGGTTTACTTCAATCTTCAACCGCCAAATTCACCACAGGAGCAGCCGCAAACACAATAGCCACAGGTGATTCAGGTGGTAATCTTAGTTGGAGTACTTTGGCTAGTATTGGAATTACTTCTGGTACTTACACCCCAGCAACCACGAATGTCACCAATATTACTTCGTCAACTCCAAACAACTCAACTTACACGAGGGTAGGTAATAGAGTAACTGTATTCGGAACTGTAACGATTACAAATACCCTTGCCGTAGCTTCCCAGGTAGACATAGCTCTTCCGGTTGCATCTAACTTGTCGGCTGCAACTGATTTGAATGGAACCGGAACTATGGATAGCACAGCAAGCGTAAACCTGTATATAAATGGAGATTCAACCAATGACAGGGCAAGAATTTTCTTTACAAGCGCAGGAGTAGGACAAACAAGTACTATATATTTTACTTTTATGTACTCGGTACTTTAAATTATAGGTTAAGTCGTATTTGTATTTCTGAAATAAAAGTTTATATTTGCTTTGTCCAGACAATAAAGTATGTGACGTAAATTTTATAAAATGAAAACAGTAACAGTTAGTTCAAAGAATGGAATATCGGTCACTCCGAACGAGACAATTGCGATTAATCTTCGCAATATTGTGTATTATTATCAGAATTCGGCCGGTTATGCCGTAGTTCGATATGTGAATGAGGCTACATCTAATTGGGAGCCAGAGTCGCTTACGCTTACGGTTAATAAGGCAGCAGTTGATTCTTTGGTCGCTACCGATTCGGCAATTACCTTGCTTACCGTCAACGTATTTGACACTACTACCGGCGTAACCACTGCAACATCTTTTAATGAGAAATATCTTATTTCACTGAAAGATACCTACGTAAACATTTCAGGAACTAAAACCGCCGCAGTTGCATTTATTTTTGCTGACGGGCAGTTTAAGAACAAAACGAAATATATCAATAGCACGTTAGCAACTTTGGTTGCAAGTAATGCTGCTGACTTTTTGACATTTACAATTCCTGTGGTCGGAAGCACAAGCTCGATAAATGTTGCTGCAAAAACCGTATCGTTGACAGCCCCATTTGGCACAAGCACCACACAGGTCGCAACTTGGACGAGGAGCGGCACCGGCGGATCATCGTCTACCAATATCGGAGTTACCGCGCAGACAAGTGCTGCCACAAGTAACAGCTTTGCCACACCTGTTGTGTACGCATTAGTTGCAAGCGATGGCATCACAAGTAAAAACTGGACGGTCTCATTGACTGTAGCTGCCGAGTAATCTTATTTGATCTCATATTTAAAGGCATTCTTCGGGATGCCTTTTTATTTATATATGAGCGTAGATTTTGAAAATAGTTTTATATCTTGGTCGGGTAAATGAACGAGATTTACATGAAGATATTGAGTTAGTAATAACTCACGAAACCCATTGCCGGAGCTCGTTCCTCTGGTTGTGGGTTTTTAATTTAAAAAAAATGGATAAGCTAAAAATCAATGAAGAAAAAGGGGGTTTGGTTAATTATTATTGTTTTATATATGGACTAAAGTGCCCTATATCCGGCGAAATTAGGTATGTTGGGAAATCAATACATCCCCAAAAAAGATTTACTGACCATCGATATGAAGCAAATACGAACACGCGCAAATCAAGATGGTTGAACGAATTGATGAAATTAGACTTATACCCTGAATTGATCATTATCGAAAAGGTTCGCAGGCAGGAATGGCAGGAAAGGGAACGATACTGGATATCAGCTACGGAGAAAACTTAACCAATGGGACTAAGGGCGGAGATGGTAGTCCTGCCGGATGGAGGCATAAAAAGGAAGCGGTTGATAAAATTATTATTGCACTAAAACAAAGATCTAAAGAAAGTAGGCGGATTGCGGCAGCTAAAGCGTCAATAAAGTTAACCGGAGGTCACGCCACTGAAATTGCAAAAAAAAGACTAAGTGATTCTCATATTGAATTTTGGAAAAGTTTAAGTGACGAGGATAAAAAGTTGAGAATAGGCGGATTAAGGAGGGTTTGGACAGACGAAGATAAAAACAGGGCATCTGAAACGTGCACTGGGCTAAAACACGAATTGGCTACATCAAAATATAGGGGAGTTTCATGGTTTAAAAGAGATGGGCGATGGAGGGCGTGGTTACATTATAATGGTAAGCAATTGCATTTAGGATATTTCGATAATGAAATAGACGCTGCTCATGCATTTGACCAGCGTGTGCGTGAATTGCGCGGTGATTTTGCTCGGTTAAATTTCCCGGATAATAGTGTATGTGAAATATAAAATATATTTATTAGTTTTGACAAAACGATAATTTATGGCAGGAAACGGAAGATGTCTAATCCAAACAGGCGCTACTGATGATGACATTATTAGTGAGTTATATAATTTGGACAGAGGGTTTAGTGATTTGGTTTCAGAAATTGATCCGCCACTTGGGATAACTATTCCTATGCTTGTGAGATATATGGTATTTGCGTATGATAAGAATTCGCATATAGCCATAGAATTTAAGTCTAGGTGGATTCAGAAAAAAAAGGAAAGTGCTATCAGAGCCGGATTTCCAACGATTAATGATGGGAATCTACTTAAATTTACTGTAGAGTCTGAGTCGATAATATTCAATAAGAATCCGCAATTTTCAGACTTGATAATGTTATACCTATTCATACAGTGGGATTCAGATTGGCTGATGCATTCGGTGTACAACGAAATGTATTATAATGTAATGAAAGATTTACAGAAATATAACTACGATAAGCCGTCAGACCTACAAAAAGCAAAACAAAATGCGGAAGATATACGTGAAGATATTGATAAGTTAAATTATAAAATATTTTCAGGAATGGAGGATCGAACGTTGGTTAATTTGCTCTACGAAGACTCATATAGAAAAAGTCTTGATCTTCGTCCCGAACAGTTGATAACTAAAAAAGAGCGCGGAGAACCTGTCGTTGATATTACCCCTTATGGATCAAATTATGAGATTCCTGTTTTAAAATTCATAGGCGACCAATGAGCGATGACTACTGCAAATATTCCCCACTTTATACCGATGCAGACCGGTCTTTTGTCGTAAACTTCAACTCCAAGAATTTACGACCAATTCGTATAAGTTTACCTGCACCACCAAAACTTTCACTAATTGACGGATTTGGGTTACATCCTGACGATCAAAAATTCAATAGATTCGAGATGCCAATAAAATTGATGGCACTTCAAAAGAAAATACTACGCGACTTTCAGGATTCAGTAAGGTCGGCTAATGGGGTAAACATATTACAGGCGTATTGGAATACACTTGAAGCTGACCGAAATAATTACGTAGATGAAATCAACTTTATTAAGCGATTCATTTACTTCATGAATTACGGGTATTGGTGTTATATTGACGGTAAGCCTACGTTCATTCCGGGTTGGTATTTTTCATATCTGAATATTCATCGAATGACAACCGAGAAGGGTTATCAATATCCTGAGTATCGTAAAAAGGGATTATACCGCTTCCTGTTTCGCCATTACATTTGGAATACTACCGAAACGTTTGCTGACTTGGATAAAGAAGGCATTGCTTATAAGGTTATGGACGAAAATGGCAAACTTGTTTACCGGATGGCAGATGTAGGAAAGAGAACATTCTTCGGAACTATTGAGCCTAAAGATAGGCGCGGAGGATTGACAAATGAATACTGCCATATCATAACCCGGATAATGACAAGTGAGCGTGGTGCCGATAAATTGGGCACTATCGTGAGCCTTGGAGGAGAAAACGCAGAAACACATTTTAGGAAGAAACTGATTCCCGCCTGGAATAGTTGGTATTTATTCCTTAAGCCAATTTGGAAGGGTGGAATGAATGTGGTCAAACAGTTAGAATTTACCGCTTCTATGCCCACAGACATCGAAACTCTTGATTGCATGATAAACTATACCGAATCAGCAGAAGACCTCGCTAATGACGGAAAAATGATACTTGCGGCAGGATACGACGAACAAGGTAAAGGAAAGAGAACCGGAAATGTACAAACACGTTGGCAGATCAACAAAGAAACAATGTCTCTTGGTGGCGGATCAAAGATTATCGGATTCTGCATGCACCCATCCACGGTAGAACAAATGAATGAGGGTGGGGCAGATTTTAAGGAGATGGCAGACAGTTCAAATTTTTACCAGAGAAAAGCTGACGGACAAACAACGTCTGGATTATCCCTTTGTTATATGCCAAGTTCGTTTTGTTTGGAAGGATTTATTGATGCATGGGGCAATCCTGTTTATGAGAAACCAACTCCAAGACAGATTCAGGCAGGTTTCGAAAGCAGAATTGGGAGCTCGGCTTATATTCGGAATAAACGCAAGGATTTAAACGTGCCCGATGATCCGAAGAAGATGAGTGACCTAAAGAGTTTTGTCCGTAAATTCCCCGAAGACTACGATGAGTGCTGGACAGGAGTATCGGGACAGTTGGGGCTTGATAACGACAAGCTCAGAGAAAAAATTATCGAACTTGAAAATAAATCTCAATCCAAGCGAGGTAATTTCTATTGGATTGACAAAGCGCACTATATTGTTGGGTTCAACGAATGTGCAGATGGTCGATGGGTGATTTCCTACGAGATGCCTTATGGAACAGCAAACAGGATGTCGTCAATGATGGATTACAGTGCGATTGAAGATGATGAGATACTTGTAAACCGACCTGCTGATCCTAAATTTATCGTAGGATTAGACCCTGCTCAATTTTCGAATAATGCAGAAGCAGTTCATATTAAGGGCGGTCATACTAAAAAATCTGACACCGGTATCTGTGTTTTACGCAAACGCGATAAGGAAATTGATAAGTCCGATAATCCCGCAGAATGGACAACAAGACAGATTGTGGCATTCTTTCGGGAAAGGCTATCTTCATCCATAGAAGCTGCAAACGAGGCTTTAATGGCAGCTATTTACTATGGAGGATTGATACATTGTGAGCGCAACAGATCAGAAGTATGGGAAAGATTGATCGAATGGAGAATGGGCGGATACCTGAATTATGACGTAGAAATATCTGCACAGGGAGACATGAGAAAGGCTGCAAAACCGGGAACTCACATGGGACCAGAAAATAAAAAGGATGGATTCGCATTATTAGGAAATTTTATTACATTTCACTCACGAATTCAGAAGGTCAAAGAGTGGATGAAAGAAGCTGATGAAATATCCTCAATGGAACAGCTTACCGGGTATGATGGACTTTCTGCTGTGATCGAGGCATTATTTGGGGATGAAAGCCCTTATGCTGAGATCATGTCGAAAGATTTCGGTGATTCAGATGAGGTATTTAGCTTAGGCGCAACTACTTATAACTATTGATCATGGCAGTTATTAAGACTAACGAGAAACTAAAAGTTCAAAAGGAAGCCCACTACAAAGAAGGGTCATTCGTCTATCCTGATCAAAATATCCCTGTCGATAAAAAGACAGAAGAGTACCATAAGATGTGGTGTGAGAAAATTTACAACCTTCACCTGAACGGGAGAACATGGATGACTACTGCTACCCGAAATACGATTGAAGAAAACCGCAGATGGTCAAATGGAACTCACGACACAAGATTTGCAGTTGATTTAATATTTGGCACAAGTAATGATCCTACTCCTGAGAGCGCCTTTGATGCAACAGGAAAGGATGTACGCGACATTAACGGACAGACTCCATCATCAGGAAGAAAAGCTTGGGCGAACTTGGATTTATCGCCCGTAAGCGTTGCCCCAAAAATCAAGACTAAAATAAATGAGCACAGCCGGTCTATGTATTACGAAATGGCTGTTCGTGCTATTGATTCATTCTCGATCAAAACTGAGGAATCAGAAAAATATAAACTTTGGTTTTATAAAGAAAATCAGAAATGGGTTGATTCCCAAATGGCAGCAGCAGGTATAGGTGTATCCGAACCTGACTTCATGCCCCGCAATCTTGACGAATTAGAACTTTATGCCGCTAATGGTGGTATCAGGGTGCCGTATTCGATTGCGATGGAAGATTTGATTAAGCACACCTTTGAAATTTCTGATTGGGATAAAGAGGTTGCAGAAAAGGTTAAGGATGATCTTTTGACTAATGGTTATGCAATTATCAGGGAGAGATTCGACAGAGAGATTAACCGTGTTGTTGTTGAGTATAAGGACATCGCACATTCGGGGATGCAGTTTTCTTCAAGGAAATCATTTAAGAACTCGGAATTTGGGTACGACAATGATTTGATCGAGATATCTGTTATCCGGCAACGATTGGGTTTATCATGGGAAGACGCATCAGCATTGGCAAGGTCTTATGCTGGGCAATACGGAAACCCTACCCAGGATAGATGGGAAAACTACAATAAACAAGTTGGAGAGGGATCATCATCTTATGCAAGTTTTGACGCCTTTAAGATACCGGTATTCAGCACAGAATGGATTGATATTGACAATGAGCAATACCTGAGATTTACTGATCAGTTCGGAAGAAGAAGAGAAAAAGAATATCGCGGAGAAGTACATGATGACGAAACATTAATGGATAATCAGATCAGGTACGTCCGTAAATGTTCGTGGGTAGTCGGTACTGATTATGTATTTGATTGGGGTAAAAGTGAATATATCGCCAAGGATAAATTTGGAATGCCAAGGTTGAGTTATCGCGGTGTTATGCTGGCAACTACGCCGATTATTGTACAGATTAAGCCGTTCTTGAAAGGATTTCAATTGGCATGGATTAAGGCACAACATGCAATCGCACAGGCAATAGCCAATGGATTTGCTGTTGATGTGGGTGCATTGAAAGAAATATCCATCGGTAAGGATAAAAGTTGGGATGCGCTTGAAGTGTTAAAATTCTACAAACAGAGTTCATTTCTGTTATACAAGAAAAACAATTCACTATCAGGCTTTGGGAGATCAGCTTCACCGCCGGTTATTCCAATAAATAATTCATCTCACGAAAACATTCGCGCTCAATTCGAGGCAATGTCAAAAGAGTTGTCGTTAATTGAAACCACTTCTGGAATTTCAGGAATCTCGACAGGAGAACAGGCTGACCCGAACGTAGCCAAATTCAACATGCAGATTTCGGTTCAGGGCACTAATGAGATTATCAATAATATCGTCAGGGCAGTGACCGATTTACAGGAAGATGTTTCGGTAAATGTATGCTACCGGATCAGGCAGTATTGTCATTTGAATAAAGTCATAGCAGATTCTTATGCCGAGGTAATTGGAGAAACAAGAATGAAGGCCGTACTCGATGCAGAAAAGAATCATGTATCTTATGGCATAACCATTGAGGCTCAGGACATTACGGAAGAAAAAAGAAATATTATGGCGATGGTGCAGCAATTTATGGCACCTAATCCCGATGGAAGTCCAAGTAATATAGCAGAGGGAATTCATATAATGGACATGATTCATCAGCGCCAAAATCTGCGCCGTATTGGAATGGTGCTTGGATATATGATGGAAAAGAAATCCGAAAAGCAACAGGCAGCCAAATTAGAGGCTATCAAGGCTCAGAACGACCAATTGAAACAGCTTGAAGTAATGAAACAGCAGGCCGCCAAGCAGGATCAAGATTACAATATGGAATTTTTAAATCGTGAGTGGTGGAGTCAATTTACTGTTAAGTGGGGAAAAACACCTGATCAAATGCTAGGATTAGGCAGCATGCCTCAACAAGGCGCACAAGGGTCGCCTCAGCCACAAGAACAACAAGCACAACCGGCAGAAATGCCACAACAAATGATGACGCAACAAACTTAAAAATAAATTTATGCCAGGATTAGAAGATTATTTAAAC